ACCATTTTTGCAGTTAAGATGTGCTTTATCACTATCAAAATCATCTAAATTCTTTGTTTCAATATTAAATACTGAGTTTTTTAACTGTGCCAGCACTCCTGATATACGATTATTTGATAAATATTTTTCTGTTTCTTTATCGTACTTAAGTGTAGAAAAGCCTTTTTTATCGTAACATCTTTCTTTAAACTTTTGTTCAGTGAAAACATCTTTAACGCATTCAATTGCAAACGCATTAACTACGCTTGTATTGTCTTTTTGCGAATACCAATTATTATCATGCTGGTTGAAAGCATAAAGTACATTGCCTACAGCGCATAAGTACTCCTTATAACGTTGTACTATTCTAGCTTTAATTGACACGTCTGATATTGTGCCTGTCATTATGTGTGGGTCGCTATAATCGTATTTAAAGCTCTCACACCGCTTTTCTTCACTCACACCACCTTGACTACCCTTTTCCTCATAATGTCCGTTCTGCGGCTCGCTTTTAGCCTCTAATCCTCTTGTTATAGCGGAAGTTATAGTTTTAGTGATTTCTTCTTGACTAAGTGGTTTCTCAAAATGAGAGTTAGCATATTGTGCCAGTGCCGCAACTTCCTCACACAGCCTTTTTTTACTTTTCATAGCTTTATTTTTCCTAATATATGTAGAAAGTATACTATATAAACTATTGTTTCTATGACCGATTTTGCCTAGTTCAGTAGCTAGTGCTGCATTAATGGATTCACTAAAACAGCCGTTTGATTTATTTTCAATTGCTTGTGTTATTAAATTATTTATCTTTTTTTTACCTTTATTTTGTGCTAGAATTGCTTTCTTGCCCTTCCCTAATATCCCTGGAAATATTGCAGTTAAATCAGTTAGTACGTATGGTTTATGTGGTAGGTCGCAGTCGTATAGAGTCGGCATAAAACGCACATCGGCGACACCTTTACATATGCGCTCACATCCAGGCACACGAACTGTGTGCTGCACCTGTGCTAAATTTAGATCACCATCAAACTTGGCAGCAATTCCTGCTTGCAATAGTTTCCAATTTTCTAGGCTGATTCCTGGATCAATTTTCCAGTAAAAGTGATAGCGTTTCGGCGACGTTTCGACTACAAAATTTACCTCATACCGTACTATTTGTTCCCACTCCTTTCTATCCAATTCTCTATCAATATCCAAACATAATACCCTTGGTGCTACCATGTGCTCACGACGTCTGCCTTTAAAATTGGTTTGGTTTAAGCACACGTGCAGCGTGAACGGTTCACATATTCTAGCTAAGTATTCACTCACTTCCAAAGACTGTAGCTGCACTGTGCCACAACCTGGAAGCACTTTTTTACTTTCTAGATCCATAAAGCTAAAACAGAGCACATCACAATCAATGACACTTAACAGTTTTAAGTATCTCAGTATTTCTTCTATTTTATAATTGACTTTGTTATTTCTAGGTGTTATAGATGATTCATACTTATCATTCATAATTTATGCCTTAATTAATCGTAGAGTGCTGGAATTTAACTTACTTAACTTCCAGCATTTTTTATTTTAAAGAGCCAATATTACAATATTTTTGATTGCATACACTCGAATTGAGTGTATTAAAAATATATACGCTAATGAAATTAATTTGGCTAGCTAAATTTAAAATAATCAGTTATTATAATTTTTAAGCAGTCAAAGTACGACTGTTCTCCTTAAATAGACTTAACATAAATAACAATAGTATTTCGGCAGCCTCTTAGAATTAATATTTTAAGGGGCTGTTTTATTGTACTGATTATAATATGGTTTAGTAGCAAAGTGGTAATGCATTGGATTGCAAACCCAATATTCGTGAGTTCGATTCCCACCTAAGCCTAGTTCATATCAAAATGATTGACAGCTTTTAATTCTCGTGCTAATCTTTATAAAAGTTGATCAAACTTTTAAAAAAGCATGGGCTTTCTGTGCGCCGTAGTACAATCATGCTGCGGTGCATAGTTTTTATTTTTAATAAAGGTATATATGTCAGAAGCTTTTAAAATCGGAGAAAAAGTATTTATTAGAACTGTGACGTATCATTGCACAGGCGAAATAACTGAAATAGTAGGTGGTTTTATATTTTTAAAAGATGCTGCTTGGGTAGCAGATTCAGGACGTTTTGGTGAAGCTATTGAGACGGGCACTTTAAGTGAAGTCGAATGTGTTACGTGCCCAATTAGAGTTTCAATTGCATCTATTGTTGACGTGTATGAATGGCGACATCCTTTGCCAAGAGAAACTAAATAATGATTTATTTTATAATTAAAAAGCCTTATTATTGTTCTAGATCAAAAAGCGCTTATTTTAAAATGTGTGGTTCAGTCTGTAGAGTACATAAATATGAGTATAAATTTACTTCTTTTTGTGCATCTCGACTAGATTCCAGATGGAGAGTTTGTTCTAGATCTTACTCTAGATTTAAAGATGGATTTTTTGGTTTTGCATATTCTAATTCACTTTGTAATTCAGGTAGACATTTATGATGCACTTTATACGCAATTATAAAAATAATAGGTTTTCATATTCCCACACATATCATTGGCAGTATAGATGGTCATATTCAAGAAGCGGAATGTGGGAGTTACCATATAGCGATTCTACTTCTCAAAGCTTAAAACCATGACTCATTTAGTAGCTAATAAATTGAAACCCTGGATTTGGTCAAGATCATTTTCTAGACAAAAATTTCTATCTACTTCATTAAATTGGTCTTTAACTAACCCAAAACCTTGGTCATGGATGTGCTCTAACTGCAAGTCTAAAATGTGGAAAAGATATAAATCTAATTCTGGTGAAAGATTATGATTTATTTAATGGTTAAAGAGTCTTATTATTATTCTAAATCTAGAAGTGCTTACTTTAAAATAGGTACTTCAATTTGTAGAACACATAACTATGAATATAAATTCAGTTCTTTTTGTAGGTCTAAAATAGATTCGAGCTGGAGAGTTTGTTCAAGATCTTATTCTAGATTTAAAGACGGATTTTATGGGTGTGCCTATTCTACTTCACTGTGTGAATCAGGAAGAAACGTATAATGCTGCAAACTCCTTTAAAACTTTTTACATTTCAGGAAGACACGGTAGGTCAAATACTTTATTTTCTAAAAGAGAAAAATAAAGAAAGGTCTTGCTACTGTGCTTTGGAAATGGGACTGGGTAAAACTATATGTGCTATTCGTGCTGCCAAGTATTTAAATGCTGAAAATATTCTTATAATTTGTCCCGCCATAATGCGCTATACTTGGGAAGCTGAGATTATGAAATGGGGTGTTAGTGCGGACATTGATGTTATATTAGCATCTAAGCAGACGCTGCTTTATAAAAAGTACACTATTGTGTCTTACGACATTGCTCGTTCTGATGTATTTATAAATAAATTGCCAGCTAAAATTGATTTACTTATTCTCGATGAAAGTCACTACATAAAAACCAGAAAAACAAAACGAACTGTAGCAATATTAGAAAAAATTTGGCATCTAGCTGCTTATCGCCTAGCATTATCGGGCACTCCTTTCACGCAATCAGTCGCAGACGGATATACTCTTTTTAATAAAATGCTGCCTGAAAAATTTACTAATTACTATAGTTTTATTAATGAATATGCTTACCAGAAACCGACACCTTGGGGCGTTAAAATTATTGGTGCTAGGAACACTAAGAAACTTTCTAAAATAATTAAAAGTAATTTCTATATAAGACTAAAAAAAGATGAAGTCTTAAAAGATTTACCGCCTAAGATTTATACTGAAATAAAACTTGGTGCTGAGTATTTACTTAAAACTACTAAAGAAGAAAACGATAGATTAGAAACTGACATTGCGGATTATGCAAAAACTGCGGTTGTGCCTCATTCTTTAGCAGAGCATCGCCGCCTTCAAGCCGAATTAAAAGTGCCAGCTATAGCTGAGTTTGCAAGTAATTTATTAGAAAATAATATACCAGTAGTGCTGTTTGCTTATCATAGAGAATTCATAAGAAAACTAAGTGCTGCATTGGCTAAATTTAAACCAGTAATAATTACTGGTGACACAAGTGCTAAAGACAGGTTTGATTATGTAGAAGCTTTTCAAGAAGCTAAAACTAATTTATTTATTGGGCAGTTTACTGCGGCCGGCACTGGTATAACTCTAACTCGCGCTAGTCATGTTATACTAGCTGAACTAGATTGGAGTCCTGCGGTTATAAACCAAAGTGTAGATAGGCTGCATCGGATAGGACAGAAAAATTCTGTTAATATTTATTACTTTGTAGTAAAAGATTCATTAGAAGAATATATTGTAAAAGTATTAATTAATAAAACAGAAACATTTAAAGCAGTACTTGATAGGAAATAAATTATGAAAGAATCTAATATTTGGGTTAATCTTATATTTGCTTTTATTTTAGGTGCGGCTTTATTTTCGAGCTGTGGGCATAATTATTATTCTCCTACAGATGATGATTATCCTTTTGATGTGATGTAAAAATATTTAAAAAGGAACTTTATGGCAAAGAAAAAACTATCTACTGAAGTAGAATTAAAAGAATTAAAAAAAGAATTTTTAAAAGAGTCAGTTCCTGATTGGAAAGCTGACTTATTTAAACAAAAAAAAGATATAATAATAATCATAAAACAGTATCAAAAAATAGGCATAGACTCTGAAGGTTGGGTAGAACGGGGTAGGCTTTCAATAAATAACTATATTAAAAAAAGAAATGCTTTAACTGGTGTTAAGAAAGCATTTAGAAAAATTATTGCTAGCAGGTAAAAATGATGAGAGGAAATAATATGAAAGAAACTGAAATGACAAGTGAACTAGAAATAAGTAGGCTTGAAGCTAAATTAGATAAAAATTTAGAAATTATTAACGAAAGACTGGATGTTGTTTTTAAAAATCTAGAACTTACTCGTAGTAGTCTTATTGTGCATTTAGACGCAATTAAAGGATTAAGAAATATGTTTACAAATATTACTAGGAAGTCTGATTCTACGGAAAAAATAGTATGAATAACGAACCAATTCTCTATATACTAGCTATAATTTTACTGCTTATTATTTATATACTGCACACTCTTTATGATATAACTGTGTGTAAGTTTAAATCTGATAAAGAGATAGTAGATATTATAATAAAACATTTAGAAGCACATGATGACTTTTTAAGAAATAAAAAATGAAACATTTTTGTTCGTTTCAAATAGCTAAAACAGATGATAAGCACTACGTTCTATATTATAAAACTATGCATTCTTCGGAAGAAATAGTTGAAGTTTATAATTCTAAACAATTTAGAGAGCTTTCTAATAGAATTACTTCTATATTATTTGATTGTAATGAAGACGAAGAGACCCCTCCAAATGAATGACAAAAAAAGTAGTATTGAACCAGTTTTTTATGTAAATGATAAAAAACAAGATACTTATTCTAAATGGGTAATATGCGATAATTGCGGTCATTATCATGTGGCTACTTACAAAAAAAGAATATTGGAAGTTAACCAAACAATTATTTGTAAAAGATGTGAAGTACCGTTAGGTAGTGTTACTAAACTTGTAAAGGACTGAGATGCCTAAATTTTCAAAAGTCCTTTGGTCTAAAAAATCTGATGAGTGGGAAACACCTCAAAAATTATTTGATGAATTAAATGAGGAATTTCATTTTACATTAGATTCTTGTGCGACTGCTAAAAATGCAAAATGTATGAAATTTTATACTAAAAGAGATAATGGATTAGAACAGGATTGGGTAAGTCAGAATGTTTTTATGAACCCACCTTATAGTGAAATATATAATTGGGTAGAAAAAGCCTATAATACTAATCTAAATCACACCTATGCTATAACTGTAGCACTACTTCCAGCTCGTACTGATACTAAATGGTTTCATGAATTTTGTTATAAAAATTCTAATTGCGAAATACGTTTTATAAAAGGTAGACTTAAGTTTAATGGTGCTAAAAATTCAGCACCTTTTCCTTCAATGATTTGTATTTTTAGGTAAAATTTATGCCAGAATTTATACGTTATTATATACCAAATATTTTTGTCGACAAAAAAGCAAATTGTGAAATAAAAGATGCTTTTATATCTGCTCTTGGTGCAACTGCTAATCAATTATTAGTAGCTGGTATTCCTGGTAAAAAATTAGTGATTTTATCGGGATGTGTATCAAGTAGTGGTATTGTAACAGCGATAACATTTAAAAGTGACAGTGGAGCTAATGCTGTAATTAAGAGAGCTTATTGGACACCTTTGAATACAGGTGGTGGGCAACTAGGTGGTGTTACTGAAATGTATTTTAATCCGACTGGAATCTTTAGATGTGATGCTGGTAAAGGTTTATTTATTGATAATTCTGCTGCTGTACTTGCACAAGTGGCGGTAAGTTATATTGAAGTGAATGTTTAAAAAAGGAAATTTATGTTAAAGAAAATATTATTAAGTTTATTACTTACTAATTTATCTTATGCGGCTGATGTAACTGTATCTGGAGCAGATGATGCGAGTTCTTATACTATAGAAGGTGGCTTAGGCTTTACTGATACGGATGGAGCTATTATTCAAATATTTGGTAATACTCATGCTACTCAACCAGGTCGAGCAGCACTTTTAACTGGGACAGCTAGCTATATGTCTATTGGTACACGTGGCCCAAATTCAATTTTCTTTTTCAATAATAATATAAATACTATGACCATGAAAAATAATGGTAAAGTAGAATATTTAGGAGATTCAACAAATTTTAATACTCAAGATATTTCAATGACTGCTAATACTTCTAGAATAAAAATAGGAGGTGGTTCTGATTCTGATACTTCTACTGGTGGAAGATTATTACTTCACGGCATTGATCACACTTTAGCTTCAGGTCAAGCGGGGATAGATGCAGGAGATACAAATAATGTCGGCTCTATTGCTGGTGCTAGTGCTTATATTTATACACATAGTCAACAACGTGTTTATTTTGGTACAGATTCCATGGAAAGGTGGGCTATTTCTGGAGGTCTAGTTGGTGACGTTGGGGAGCTTTATCAAGAATCAATTAATGGAGATGATATAGTTTTTAATAAAAGTTCTACACAGGTAAGAAACACTGTGACAGAATCTCTAGCTGCAACTGGTGCGACTCAAGGAACTGCTTTAGCTTTACCATCTACTATAAATGAAATAACTACAGCTAGCGTCACAGATTTAGCTCTTAAACTTCCAATAGCTGAGCGCGGTAAACAAATTACAATTATAAATAGTACTAGTACTGTTTTAACTGTGTTTCCAGATACAGGAGATCAAATTGCACCTAAAGCAGTAAATATAGGTCAGCCTATGCATAGTAATATAAATATGGTTTTTTTAGCTTTAAGTGACTCAAAATGGATAATATTAAATGCTTGGTAAAGTAACTATAGAAGAAGATCCTAATTTAAAATTAAAACAAAAAATTCATAATTTATTTTCTAAGTTTAATAAAAGAAAATTTAATAAAAGAAGATTCAACTTAGTAAAAAGAATAAATGGCTTATTAAATAAAATAAAAGAATTAGAACCTGATTATTACAATAAAATGTGTGATAAAATAAAGGAGTTACTAAAATGAAAGATACTAATATAGATGGATTTAGAGAAGGCTTTTATACGGCTAAACTTGCTATAATAATACTACTTAGTAAATTCTTTTTTGAAAGTAAAAGTAATACCTTTAGAGGGCTATCTACTGTAATTAAAATAAAACAGTTTGATATCAATGATCTATTTAGATTAATTGAAGCCCTAGAATTAGAAGTATTTGATTTTGATTTAGATAATCAAATAATACATTAATTAGCTTGCTATCAATCTGATTGAGTGCTATAAAAACTATATGAAAGAGGATAGAGCTGTTTTAATTAGTTGTGTTATAATTGTAGCTATTTATATTATAGTACAAGCTTTAATTGTTTTTATATTTACTAGGTGACTTTTATGAAAAAATTAATTTTTATATTTTTTTTATTATTTGTTTCTTGTGGTGATACTAGCACATCTGTATCAGTAGATACTGATCAACAGCAAGGAGATGATTCACATGATACTGATAATTGTAATATCTGTAATACTTCTCAAGATTGTGCTGATTTAGGTTGTTTTGATAGTGATAAAACAGAAGAAAGTACAGAAGAAAATTCTTTATAATAAAATTTTATGTATAAATTTTTAAGCTATTTATTAATAGTAATATATTTTTTTAACTTAAATCCAGCCGAAGCTCTCTTATCACTTAAAGAAAGAACGTTTTATGTAAAATTTATAGTAGCTGACTATGCTATAAATAAATTTATTCTTAAAGAATCATTTAAATTAGCTAAAGTAAAATTTAGAAAAATAGGAGTTATTATAAAACTCAGAAAAATTTATTATGTTAAAGATTTTACAAGTTCTTTACGTGCACCAGAATATTTTTATACTAGGTTTTACAAATGGATAAATGCATATAAAAATAAAAGAGTAAAAAGAAAAACTTTTACAATGTTTATTGTAACTCCTATTGTAAATGAATTTGGTGGTAATCTTTATGGTGGACTTGGGTACGTTTGTGGAGAAGTAGGTCATAATTTTAGCATGATTCATGCTCATTATAATATTTATAGAGTAGCTTTAGTTATGGCGCACGAACTTGGACATAATTTAGGAGCTATACATGATGATTATATTATTCCTAGTGTTATGAATAGTAATGCAAGCTTTACCTGCGCTCCTAATTACAACTGCGACTTTAGTTTAGAGAGTAAAAAAGATATTAAGTATTGGCTAAGATTTGAAAAAAGAGAAGGAGAAATCTAGTGGAATATATTAGTTGTTTCCAAACTACGGGTTCAACTGGAACTTTTTATTATGGCAATGATAATTGTTATTTATATTATTGGAATGGCTATTTTTGGGTCGGTAGAAAGTTATGAACGATGATTCAATAAAAAAAATATTACAAGATGGACTAGATAATCCAAACACTATAGCGATAAAAAGTCTAAGTATAATATATCTCGATAAATCATCGAAGCCTTATACTGAACTATTAGATGGTATACAAATTGAATGTGAAATAGAAGGCGAACAAAGGTTAACTGCTTATTCGATCATAAAACTAACAATGAGTCAACTTATAGAAGCTGTAAGAAGGTCTCACGAGCTAGGTCTTCATAATAAAAATAAAGAATTTAGAGAAAAAATTAGATACGAGCATGAAAGAAAGAAAAATAATTTAAAAAATTTAGAAAAAATAAAATATTTTTCTACAGGGAGTGAGGTTTGATTAAGCAAATAATAGAGGAAATATGAAAAAGAAAATAAAAATTAAAGAGCGTATAACGAGTAGTGAGGAGTTATTAAAAAAGATTATGAAATCTAAAAGAGCTTTAGTTTTTGACTATACTTACGAACATGGAGATTTAATTATACTAATCTATTCGTACGATATTAAAGGGATTGCTTTTGCAAAAATCTCGATCAAAGAGTTGATCGAACGTAGGAAAAATCTTAAAGGCATTGGTAAGAAATTTAAAAAACTAATTAAATAAGGGAATATAAGGAAAAAATGACAACTAAGACAATATCAGAATTAGGTGAGGAATACCGCAATTTTAATCAACCAGCACAGGGACGAACTTATATAACAACCGATAATACTGAAACGCTAGAAGAAAAAGCTGAAAAATATTTAGAATATCAATGTTGTGATTTTTACTTTTCTACTGTAGAGAAAACTTATCTTTCTTATTCTAAGAATCATCTCAAAAAAGCATATGCAGATGGTTACGAAAGAGGTTACAAACAACGCGATATAGATTTAGATAAAGCAAGCGGCGCAGATGATATTGAAAGAACAGCAGCACTTGCTAATTATAATCCAATGCCTGAGTGGAGATTAGGTGATGCTCTTTTACATGAAGATTACGGATCTGTAATTATAACAGATATCCAAGCTTTTAATACATACGCACGTAGTGCAACTGGGGTAAGAATTGAAATAACATCAGTGTGGATAAAATGTATCTATCGCGATGGCAAACTTATTTGGAGTAAAAATAATGACAAGTGAATTACAAAAAGCAGCAATTGCTTATGGGCTTGCAATATCAAACTTTTCTGGTAATGACTTTGACAGATTTTTACCACAACAAGATTTCATAAAAGGTGCTCTATGTCTTTTAGGGCAGGCTGAGAAATATGAGGAAAATATGATGTGTGTAAATGAGGAGGCAATAGGAGTTTTTGATTATTTAAGAGAATTTTGTGAGAAGGAATCAAATGACAGATAAAACACCAAAGATAGAAGTAACTGCACCACCTAATAGTTTTATGTTTCTTAATAAAGATAATAAAACAGTAATAACTATATATGGTGACGGTACAATTAAATTTAATAAAGAAGATTTTCCTAATTTAACAGCAGATGACTTTGCTAAAGAATTTATAGAAGTAATTGAAAAACATGTTTTCCGTTATTCAGGAGACGCAAAAGATGACAAATGACCATTCTGACCGCACACATGCTGCACTTGGCGGCTCTACTGCTGAAAGATGGCTTAATTGCCCAGGTTCAGTATTTTACATTAGGGATTTACCTAAAGAAATTCCTAGTGAAGCAGCACTTGAAGGTACAAAAGCGCATGAATATGCTGAAGTAATATTAGAAGGCTTTTTAAGTTATAAATTAGATGGAGTTCCACAAGACCCTCTTCTTGTTTTAAACGATGAATTATTTACTTTAGGAGAAACTTATAAAGATTTAGTTTGGAAAAATGTATTACAAGAATCAATTACTGATAAAAGTTATGCGTTAGAAGATAAATTAGTGTTAGACAAACATTTAGAAATGTTTGGTTTTGTAGACTTTTGGGCTATTTATATTGACGATCACGGTAAAAAAACAGGAGTAATTGTAGACTTTAAATCAGGTTACACAGAAATCACTGTTAAAAACAATGCACAACTTGCTTTTTATGCCTGTGCTTTACGTGAAGAAATAGTTAGAAAAGGAAAAGATTTAGACAGAGTAAGGGCTATAATAATTCAGCCTAAAGTACATGAACCTTATAAAGAAGTTAATTTTACAGCGAAGCAATTAGATGTTTGGAGAACTAAATTTTTTAAAGCGGCTGAGCAGATTTTTGTTAAGAAAAAAGCTACTTTCAAAGTTGGAAGCTGGTGTAAATTCTGTCCCGCCCAAAGTATATGCAGTGTATATGCTAAAAAATTACAAAGTGAATTAAGTTTAAAATTAATTGAACCTGACGAAGAACTACTTCCTTTACCAGATAAATTAACTAATGAGCAATTGATAGCAGTCGTTTCAAAAGAAGATAAACTCATAGAATTTATAAAAGAATGTAAAAAATATATATTTAATAAAATAGATAGTGGTGATAAAAGCTATCCTTTTAAAATTGTGGAAGGTGTAAGTCGTAGAAAATGGCAGGAAAATCAAACTAAAATAGGGCTAGCACTTACTAAAGCTGGACTAACAGACGTGTATAGAACTGAATTACGAACAATTACTGAAATAGAAAAAATGTTAAGTGATGAACATGGAAAAGATGATGCTAAAAATATTGTAAGTAAATATTGTGAGATGACTACTCCAAATAAAATTTTAGTTCCTATAGATGATAAAAGAGAAAGTGTAAAAACTAAATTAGATTATCTTAAGAACTGAAAATTAAAAACTTAAAAAACTTAAAATATAAGGAAATATAAAATGAAAAAATATAAAAGTAAATATTATAAACACCCAAAATTCGGTCACGTTTACGGAGAACCAATTATGACTCCAGTAGGAAGATTCTGCTGGCCTAGTCTCATAAAACCAAAAGATGTGCCGCAAGGTTTTGATGGTGCCCCTCGCTATGAAGTAACTCTACTTCTTGATCAAAATGATAAAAAAGTTAAGGAATTTTACCGTAAAGTAAATTTTATGGTTAAAGAGATGTTAGAACTTTATAATCATAAAAATCCTGCTAAATTAAGTGGCCTTGACGCTGCAAAAGACGGCGATGGATTTGACTTAGAAAAATATCCTTACTATGAAAATAGATTTATTCTAGTTGCTCGTAATGCAAAAGCAGTAGATATTTATAGTAAAGATGAAGAGAAAATTATGCCGTCTGAAATTATTGGTGGTGCTGAAGGTCGTATTTTAGTGACTCCAATTATAACTGCTAAGGGAGTCAGCTTTAAACTAGAATTAGTGCAGTTTATAAAAGACGATGGTACTCGTTATGGCGGTGCTAATCGCGACTTAAGTTCATTTTTAACAGCTCTAGATGAAGATTCAAAAGAGGAAGATGAAGATGAAGATGATGATGATTCAGAAGATGATAATGATGAGGATGAGGATGAAGACGAAGAGAAAGAGGAACATGATGATGAAGAAATTCCGACAAAGCTTGCAGCTAAAGGAAAAGGAAGACCCAAAAGAAAATTAGATTCAGCTTTAAATAAACTATAAACTACCGACCATACTTTAGTGGGTTACTTTTGTCACAAGTAGCCCACATTTTTCTTATGAAAATTAAAAAATTTAGAATAAAATTTAACGGCGAAACTTATAAAGCTAAGTATATAACTAACGATACTATGCTTGAAAACGCACTTAAAGTTTTAAATAAGTGTGATAACTTACTTGGTCTTGATATTGAAACAGCACCATTATCTGAATATACACATTTAGGAAAAACGGCAGGATTATCGCCACATCTTGCTTATATTAGACTCATTCAAATTTTTGATGGTGTTACTTCTTACGTAATTGACATGAAAAAAGTTAATTGGGAAAAATTTGAATTAGCTAAATTACTTCAAACTAAAAGGTTTATAGCACATAACGCGATGTTTGAAATGAAATTTCTACTTAATTACGGTATAAAAAAGCCAAATATAGGTTGTACTATGATATTAGCTAAACTCATTATGCATGCAACATACCCAAATGATGCTGGACTATCCTTTGGACTAGATGCACTTATTGAAACAGTTTTTAAGGAAAAAGTTAATAAAGAGTTACAAGCTTCTGCTTGGGGTAATAAGTTTCTTACCTTTGAACAAATTGAATATGCTGCTCTTGATGCAGTGTTAGTTTTAAAATTAGCGGAAAAATTAGTAATCGGCTTAGAGAAATTTAAACTAGAAAGAATTTATAAACTATATAAAGATGCAATTTATCCAATAGCTAAATTAGAACTAAACGGTCTTAGAATTAATAAAGAACACCATCAAGAAATGATATTAAAATGGCGTGAAGACCTTTATAAAGCTAAAAAAGAAGTTGAACGCATAACTGGACTTAGTAAAATTACAAGTCATACTATAGCTACTTGGCTAGAAGAAAAGTTACCTAAAGATGTACTAAGTATATGGCCTAAAACTGAAAAAGGAAAACTTTCTACAGATAATCATACCTTTAGTGACTTTTCTTATTTACCTATTGTGAAACCTTTTCACGAATTTCAAACTAAAGAAAAGCTAACAAGCACTTACGGATTTAATTTAATTAGTATGATTAACCCTAATAGCGAGAGAATCCATGCAAGTTACAATATATGCGGCACAAGAACAGGTAGATTATCTAGTACTCGACCTAACATGCAAAATGCCCCGAAAGACTCTGGTATACGCGGTAACTTTATACCAAAAAATGGTTACACATTTATCTGTGCCGATTATAATCAAATAGAACTTAGAGTAGCAGCCGAAGTGAGTCAGGATAAGAATATGCTTAAAGCTTATAGAGATGGTCTAGACTTACATGCGTTAACTGCCGCTAAAATATCAGGAAAAAATATTAAGCATGTAACAGAGACTGAACGCCAAAGTGCTAAAGCTGCTAATTTTGGGTTTCTTTTTGGTTTAGGCGCTAAGAAGTTTTCACACTATGCTAAAAAATCTTATGGTGTAGAAGTAAGTGACGATGAAGCATATGACGCAATAAATGCTTTTAGAACTACTTACTCTGGCTACACTAAATGGCAGATGAATCAAGTCGATATTGGTTCAAGTACTCTTAGAGTAACTACACCATGCGGTAAAGTAAGAAAATTAGATAAAGAAAATACTTATGGTACTGCTATGAATACTCCTATTCAAGGCGGTGCTGCTGAAGTTATGCTTTATGCTTTAGTTATTTTACAAAATATTATTGACGAAAAAAAATTAAATGCTCATATTGTAAATTGTGTGCATGATGAAATTCTAGTTGAATGTTCTGATGGTAAAGTTAATAAATTAATAGTAAAAAATGCTATTAAAAAAGCTATGATTGATGGCTACTTAAGTGTTTTTCCAAATGGTGTTATAAATAATTTAGTTAAAGTAGGAAGTGGTAACTCTTGGGCTGCGGCAAAAACATAAGCTTGTAATTACAATCGTTTTGATATATAATGAAGTTATGAAAAATAAAAAATTAGATCTTCGTGGTGGAGAAAGACATACTCTTAAAAGAACGCAAGGTCAAGCACTACTTATTCAATATCTTTGGGAAAAGTTTGGGGGGGTTACTGAAGTAAGTAAACTTTTGAGAGTGCATCAACAAGCTCCTCTTAATTGGAAACTTAGGGGCAAAGTACCTCTACATTTAGTAGGGCATGTTTCTAGAAAACTTAAAGTACCGAGACTTGGGCTTAATTATGAAGATGTAGTACTTTATGAAGGTAAAGGAGTCCCTTGGGAGGATATAGTTAAAGGAATTGGCTTTGATGCCAGGACTACTAATCATATTCTAAATAGTATCCATCCTAAAAGCATTAAAGAGATATTAATTTGAGATTAATACTTATTATAATTATTATAGAATTTATCGCGTTATTTATTATAGTATTTTTAAGCAGTTGTACGCCTCTTACAGTTAATAAAAAATGTATTCGTTATCAATATATAAATTGTCCCACAGATAATTTTTGTTATATGGATTATCATTGTTGACTTAACCTGCATTCCATATTATTTTGATTGAAACTTTATTTTTTAGGGAAATTAATATGGAAACTAATTGTAAAAGAAACTCTACTTGTAATTTTGCTTATATTTCTGATTTATCTGATGATAATAAGCTTAAATGCGAACTTCTAAGAGAAATGTTTAGTCATTTAGAACAAATGCTTAGATCTAATTTAAGCTGTTCTCGTGAAACAGCTCTTTGCTATACTAAGTTAGAAGAAGCACTTATGTGGGGTATAAAAGGAATTTGTTTAGATGATGTGGCTAGCAGAAATATTAATGGAGAAGAAATAGAACAATCGCCATGCGCTTAATTAAATACTCCATATTCTTTAAAATATGGAGTAATTTTATAAAGGAAAAATAAAATGCCATTAACTAGTAAAGGCGCTAAAATTCTTAAGAGCATGCTTAAACAATATGGAGCAAAAAAAGGAAAGCAAGTATTTTATGCAATGGAAAATGAAGGTAAATTAGAAGGAATTACTAAAAGTAAGCATGGAAAAAAGCGAAGAAAGAAAAAACGAACTAAGTCTAAAAAGTAAATATGTAGTTTTTAGAGGTAAAGTACTAGAAATTACTAAAGATGTTTGGGGATTTTGGAGAGATAAAAGTAATACTATTTATGCTTTTTATAATATTGATTCTTCAGTAGATCCTGTAAATAGATGTGGTGTAGGAAATATTTCATTGCCATATGACCATGTTTTAACTGATGTTTGTAAAGTACATGATTATATGTATTCTAGTCCAGTTTACCAAGTATTTCATACGAGAAAAGAAGCCGACCTTTACCTTTATAAAAATATTATCTTGATTGGTAAAGGAAAATGGTATAAATTTTTAGCAGTTCCATTCTATTATTTAAGTAGAATTTTTGGAAGGAGTTTTTGGGAAAATGACAACAGTAACACCTAGTTCTTTTGAAGTACTTTGGATACAACACGAAAATAAATTAGCTGTGCTTGAGCCTCTTTTTCAACAATTTAGTGCTGAACTTGCAGCACTAGTTGTTAATATAAATAATAGTCAAGCGACTTTAAATACAAAAGTAGATACAGCTTTAGCATTAATTAATCCTGTAGCTATAGCTGCTTTAGTTTCTGATGTAGAAACTCTTAAACAAGATATGATAGATGTTAAAGCTGCTTTACAATCCATAAATGCAGATGAAGTAGTCGCTCTTAGTGCAGATGCTGTACTAATTAAACAAGATATAATTGATATTAAGTTAACTTTAGAAACTCTTAATACAGGCGCAGTACTTATTTTGACTGAAGATGTGGCGACTGCTAAAACAGATATAGTGAATATTAATGCAAATTTAGCTACTATTGATTCAGATTTAGATACTGTAGAGGCAAATTTAGTAGCTACTAATATACTTGTAGGTAATGTTGATGCAAATTTTGCCGCTACTAACGCTAATGTAGCTGCTCTTAATGCTTCTGTAGTTACTCTTACTACAAATTTAGATATTACTAGTACAAATGTATCTACACTTAGTACTCTTATATCTTCAGTTGATACAAATTTATTTGCTACTAATAATAATGTTGCTAATCTTGATACTAGTTTAATAGCTACTAATAATAATGTATCTGCTATTAGTGCGGCTACAGCTATTGTTGAATCAGGGTTAATAACTACTAATGCTAATGTATCAGCTATTAATACTAATGTTGCTAATCTTGATTCAAGTCTATCAATAGCTACTACTGATATAACTTCAATTAATACAAATATCGGTCTTATAAATTCTAATGTAACAACTATTCAATTAGATGTAACTTCTCTTAGAACAGATGTAGATCAAAGTAAAAATGATATAGTAGTTATTAATACAGATTTAGTATCTATTCATGCAGATATAACAGAACTTCAAACTCTTTTACCTCCAATATAAAGGACTGTAATATGGCTAATAATGAACAATATATAAATGATATTTTAACTGGTGTTATAAAACAAAAAGGAGCAAAAAACATGCCAAAAGCAAAAAAAGTAAAGAAAGTAAAAGCTGTAAAAAAAGCTAAAAAAGTAAAGAAAACCAAAAAAGTTAAAAAAGCAAAAAAACTAGCAGCCGCTGGTTACTAAGCTTTTTTAATGATATAATTGGTGTTGTAAGTTGTTCTTTTAAAAAGGATTTAATATATGAGTAAATTCATAGAAAAACTGTTATTCAAATCTAAGGGAGTAAAGCGAGGTATTGCTGGTGCTTTATCAGCTCTATCTAGTTTAATTGCCTTAATTCCTGGAGCTGATACTGTTAATCAAATAGTTCAGTTATTAGCTGGTTTATTTGGAGCTACTGGATTAGGTCATGCTGTTATAGGCAGTACTTTAGATAAAAATAAATTAAGTAGTTTTGCTTCAGTAGCAGCAACTTTACTTACTTTATCTTATGGTATTCCTTGGTTACTGCCTTATAGTAATGAATTACAGATTATAGCAGCTACATTAGGTGCTGCTGGTTTTGGGGCTAATTTAAAGAAGTAATTATATTTAAGAACCGTTATTAAGTAACGGTTCATCGCTTTATGTATGAATGATATTAATGGTTGTACGAACGGCATTAATTATAAACTAGATGAAAATTTAATAAATTATTATTCGCCAGAACATTTGCCTGTTATATTACTTTATGGTGCAATGCTTCAAAGAGCACTTTGGGATCTTCAGAGTCATGCACCATATCGGTTCAGACGCGATGCTATTTTATGGTTTACAAGAAATTATAATGGATCAAACAATGAATATATTAAATTTGAAGATGTAAAAGACCTTTTAAATTTAAATGAAAAACATTTAACTTACATAAAATATAGAGTAGACTATGCAATTAAGCTCAATCGAAGAATCCTTAAAAGTGTTAGAGAAGAAGATGCTCTCGAAGGAGAAATTGGGAAAAATATATTCTCATACGGGGAAGAAATCAAAACACAAGGGGTCGAGAAGAGAGCGTGAATGGGCTAATTTTCTAAAATTTCATGGTGCTAAATCAGCACGTAGGTCAGCCCAATTTAATGGTAAAGAAGGATTGGGAGATGTAATTGCTCCAGATGATTTACCTGAATTTTCAATGGAAGTTAAAGGCACTGAGAATTTTCCAGTACATAAATATATGAAACAAGCTAGGCACGATGCTAAAGGACTAATCCCAATGATAGCACAGAAAAAAAGCAGTGAGCCTTGGCTAGTAGTTATGGATGCTACAGATTGGCTTAAATTAGTACTTAAGGAAAAGTATATTGAAGACGAAGCTTGAATTTTTAATTGAATCAATAGAAGATGAAGAAAGATTAGAAGCCATTATACGTGCTGAAGACCTTAAATATGCTTTAAAAGAAGTTATAGGAGAAATAGATAAATTAGCTAAAACGTATTCTATGAGTTTACTAGGTGAAGCTATAGTAGAATGTCAAAAAAAATGTTATAATATAGTAGAGAATTTAGAATTAAAATATTTTGTTAATATTTAAAATATTTAATTTTTGCATTACGTCTTGCTTCTTTAGTCATTTTTTCTATTTCATCTTGTAATTTTTCACCAGTTAATTTTTTATTCATAAGTCTATTTATACCTTGTTTTATCTGTGGTCCAGCTAATTTAGTAAGTTCATATATTTCATCATAAGTAAGAACATCATAAGCTGCTCGACCTAAAGTTTCTACTCTTTGTTTTTTAAGTCTTTCTTCTTTTATCTCTTGCACAGCACTTTTACCTGAAATACCAATTGACGTATTAGTTCCCATTTGAGGCACATAAGCACCGTTTTCTACTAAAAATTTCCACTCTGGATTTACTGTTTTAGTAGTAGCAAATCTGCCAGCAATTGGAGTTACAAAAGTAGATAATGCGGGATAATCTTTTAAAAATTGATAAGTTTCAATTGGTTCGCCAAAAGCATTAAGTGCTGGTTTACCAGCATATCCTTGAATAAAGGGCAGTCCTCTAACTGTAGCTGCTAAAAATGATTTTGGGTCAGTTTCAAATGCGTCAGTAGTTTTTGCTATATCATTTAAAAGTCCTTTAAAAGGTATAAGTGATTTTGTTGGATTAAGAACTAAATCTCTTGGAGATTTTTCACCACGAATAGTATCGACTAAATTAGCTGCTCCTTTTAAAAAGCCAGTGTCAAGTACTACTTTACCTACATTTGTAAGACCTATTAGAAATTTTTCTCCTGGATCTTTTTTATTAAAGGAAGGACTATACCTATAAGCATCATGAAGTTCTCCGATCCAAGCTAAAAGCGGCGCAAGGGGTGTTTCTGAATATCTTAAATAAGTATCACCTATTTTAATTGTATAAGGTTTAAATCCAGCACTTTTTAAAGTAGCAGCTTCACCTTTATTTGTCGGACCTCTAGCATATATAGAAAATTTAGGATCAGGATCATCTAAATATTTTTCAGCTTCTTTATAAATTACAGCTCCTAAAGTAGTTCCTATTATGCCAGCACCTAATCTTTGAAGTCTTTCTTCTGGTCCAAATGTAATTCCTGATGTTTTGCCTCCAAGTTTTTGCTGCATAAAATCAGTAATATGTTCACCAAGAGCTGCTCTTGCTATTCCAATAGGAGAAAAATCTAAACTTTGTGAAAGCACATTTGAAACTACATCAACAAATGGAAATATAATTTTAAGGGGCGATATATATTCCATACCAGCTTTAAGCATTTTAGCAATACCTCCTAAAGAACCTGCTGGTGGCTCAGTGAAAGTAATTAATTGCCCAAACCTTTTTGATATTTCTTTTATAGCTTCTGAACGTAAATTATCAATAATTTCATAAGCTCTTAAGTTAACATCTCTATCTTTAAATTTAAGTCCTGAAGCTTCCCATTCACGAGTAGCTTGTTCTTTCGCGTTAATAAATTCATTAGTTGAATTATGAAGTTCTTCAGATATTTTAACTCTTAATGCTTCACCACGAAGTCCTTCTTGTTTAAGTGCACGTTTTGTTGCAAAATAAGCTTGTCCTTCTTTTCCAGTTACATAGAAAAAAGCATCAGCACTATTCATAGCTTTAAAAACAAATGATAATTTATTATTTAAAAAGTTTAAAGGTTTAGCCATTAAATTATTAAATAATTTATTCTCAAAACCAGTTATAGGTATTATTGTTTTACCTAATATTCTATTTTCATATTTACCTGAAATTGGATATTTTCCAGTAAAAACTCCTTTTGCAGATTCAATTGCTTTTGGTGCTGCTTTGACAATACCTTTAATAAATGCATCAAAATTTTTAGGATTAGTTATAGCAGTAGCTAATCCTCTTCCAAATAAGTTCATACCAGAGCCAGCTATATTTATAGTTTGAGTGGAAAGACCACTTAACATATTAGCATACCAATAATATGAAAGTGCTTTAGAAAGTGGTGCTTTTATTTGAGTAGAAATTAAATTAAGTGCTTCTCTTGTAAGAGCATCGACAACTAAATTACTTGTTTCTTTAATTTCATTAGTTGGTATTTTTGCTTCAGTGAATACTTCTTGTATTTTATTATGTATAGCTTTTATTTGCTCTTCTAGTTCAGGAGGTATTTCAAAATCTTTACCATTAAATTTTTTAAGATCTCGTTTAAACTTTTTAAGCATGCTTTCTCTACTCATAGAACTGAAAAGAGTAAAAGCTTGTACGCCTTGTCCAAGACGAGTTCCTTCTTCTGCCATTTTACCCACTAAATCAGCTTCCTTTGAAGTAAGTGCATCTATAGATTTACCTTCTTTTTTAGAAGTTTCAATCTGTCTTCTAAGTTCATTTATAATTTCAATACCGTAAGCAGTTCTATCTTGATAACTTAAATTATTATCAAAATCAGTTGCTTCATTTATATTTTCATCTATAGTTTCTGGTTTAATTTTTTCTCTAAAAAACTTAGCAGCTTCTTTAGGGCTTTTTGGTTTATAAGATTTTTTACCTATTTTTTCTGCTGTTTCAGCAGTCGTACTTTCTGCTTCCCGAACACGTTTAGCAAATTTACGTTCTTTTTCACCTTCTTTAAATATTTTAGTTGGTTCTTTTTCTGGAGGCAATGTTTCTAAAAACTCTTTACCACGTGTAGTATCAAAATAGTCATTTAACCAATTTTGTATAGATTCGCTTGGTCTAAATGCATTTTTAAGTCCTGTCCAAAGTTCTTTAAATTTTTCTGCTATATTTTTATAAAAGCTATCAGCTAAAGTAGCTGGTCTTTTTTTTGGATTAAGTAAAAATTCAGAAACATTATTTGCAAAATATTCAGATTGATGTAAAAGATAGGATTTTTCTTCAGGAGTTAAACTATTATAAGGCCTAGTATCTCCCTCAAAAATACTATCTGGTCCTATTATTTGAGATGCCCACTTACTTACAGGATCGTTTAAATTGAGTCCTCCTATAGCTTTAGCTAAGTCTTTAGATACAGCATCTTTCATTTTAGGAGAAGCTTCTTTAAATGCACTAGTTTCAAGTACGTGTCCTATTTCATGAGAAGCTACTCTTGCTGATTCATAATTAAGATCTCCTTTACCTAATATAACAATTCCTTTGTCTCCTACAGTTTTACCAGCTCCTAATAAAGTTTTTGGAGTAAATTGTTTAGTAACTTCATCTACAAATTTTAATTGTTCTTCTGATAAATGTTTTCTAAATTCAGGATTATTTATATCTTTAAGAGTAGCAAAAATAGTTTCTGGAAGTTTTAAAGCATGTGCCCAATAGTTAAGTAAATTTCTAAATTCTGGTTTAATTTCATCAGAATACATAGCTCCAGTTAATTTAGATCTTTTCATAGCTGGAATTTCTTCAGCTATTTTAGGAACTTCTATAGTCTTTTTAAATTGAAGCGGTTTTTCTATTATTCCTTTTTCTACACTTGGTATAAAACCACGTTCAGCTTCTGTACTTATAATCCCTTTAGCTGTATTTGCAGCATCTATAAAATAATCCATACCATTACTAAGTGCTTCACCTTTTTCATTTAATACATACCATTTTTTTTCAAATGGATAAATATAACGTTTACCTTTTTTAGTTTCTATGATTGCGCCTTGCTGCTCTCTACGAACTTTTTTAGCTATTTCTTTTTCCTGAGATACTCTTTCAAGTTCTCCAATTTCTTTAGTAATAATTAAATCTTTAAGTTCATTTTCTTTAGCTTTAATATTATTTAAATAACTTGGTCTACCTATTTGTTTAATATTATCATTTACTAATTTAAGTTCAGTTTTTAATTCAGATAAATTATTTTCTAAAGGATGTTCTTTTAAAAATGTATTTATAATAGCTACTTCATTTCTAACATCAGCTAATCTAGATTTTATAAGAGCTTTATTTGCTCCTTCTTTTTTAGAAGATCTTTTTAAAGTGGTCACCTCTTTAATAAGTTCTTGTCTTTTAGGTATAAGCTCATTTACAGTACCAATAATTGCTTTAGTTTGTGGTTCTAACTCTTTTATTTTTGTTTGAAGTTCAGTTCTTCTTGCTATTAAATTAGGTACTTCCTCTTGTTTTGGTATAACTGCTAATTCTTTAGAAAGCATTTCTATACGAGGAATAGTTCCTTCTGGTGCTTCGCCTGTTATTTCTTCTGGTACGTGTGTAGTTTCTTTAGTAACTTTAAGCCTTCCATCTGGAAGTATTTCTGGTACATAACCAAAATTAGCAACTAGTTCAGGATCTACATCTGAAGGAGATCTAATTATAAAAGTTCTTTCCATATCAGGAGAATTTTGAAAGTCTTCAAATGATTTTGCAAGTCTTATCTGTTCATCAGGTTGAGGTAAATCTAACGCATGTAACTTTGTTCCTGCTTCAATTGGTGTAGGGTCTTCTGGATTATAAGGAAGTAATTTCTTACCTTCTGCTGACCAAGGAAGTTCTCTTGTTTCAGGAGCTGAAAGTGCTTTTTGTGCTTCAGGCACAGGAAAATCTTTATCTAAAACTTCTGGTCTAACTTCGTATTTTGAAGTAAAAGGATAAGTAACTGCACCAGCTATTCCCATAGCTAAAGCTGCTTTACCTGTTTCTTTTAAAGAAGTTACATCTTTATTAATTGCAGCACTTACTCCTAAATCTTGTACATATTTTTGAGCAGCACCTGATGCTCCCATTATAAAAGCACCTTTTCCTGCTTGAGTGGCTATAGCTTTAGCTCTATTTACTGGTCCAAGACCTTTTATCCATGCTTTACCTCCGCCTGCTACTATAAAGTCTCCTAATGCTCCAGCAAGTACTGAAGGTTCGGCAAATAAAGCAGCTTTTAAAGCTTCGTTGTCAGTTACTCCTTCTTCTTTAGCTTGAAGATAGGCACTATTTGCTGTAAGTAATACATTTTGACTTATACCAAAAGCTACTGCTGCACGAGGCATATTAGCCGCTTGAAGAGCTTTGTAAGGAGCTATAAAAGAAAGTACATTTCCTACTGCTCCTGTCCATTCGGCTTGAAAAGTAGTAATAGGGCGACCATATTCATCTCGCCTTATATAACCTTTATCATCTACAGAATAGACTGTGTTTCTAGCTGGATCTGGTAAAAGTTCTGAAGTTTTATCTATCATTTTAGCAAAATCTTCATATCCAGCTAATCTGAAAGGTGCTGCTGCCATACCTGATAAACCACTTACAAATCCTTTACCAACTAATGCTGCTGTACTAGTTCCCTCTGAAAGTGCAGTTCCTACTAGTCCTCTATTTCTATATCTTGAAGCTGTTTTTTCATTATCAATAGCCGCATCTAAATAACCAATAATACCGTTTCCAAGAAGTATAGGATCATAGCCACTAGATCGTAGCATTTCTAATTGTTTATTTTTCCAAGTATTTAATAATTTATCTGGATCTTTTTCATTACCCGTAATTTCTGGTACAGAATTTATAAGTGATCCATAATTAGGCTTTTCATTAGGCATAGCACTATCCCAAATTTCAGTTGAAAGTTTTTGAATAGTATCTCTAGCTTTTTTATTCCAAAAAGTTTTTGAGTCATAAACTCTTTTAAGAACTTGCATTGACTGAGTAGCACTTAATGTATTAAAAGCAGGATCACTTATAATTGGATCTAATACTTTTTTTAAATCTTCTTCTGTACCTAATGTTTCACCAGAACTATAAGAATTTAAAGTATCTTCTTTTGAAGCATATAATTTTGATTTTACAGATGGTACATATTCTTGAGTTATATCTGGTAAATATGCTTTAATATCATCAAATGTTATATTTTTAGCATCTTTTATAGAATAACCAGCTTTTTCTATTGCATTGATTACAGCAGGACTACCTGCATTATAAGCAGCTAATGCTAAATCTTCATTTCCTGAAAAACGTGTAATTTCATCTAATAATATATTTGCCCCAATATCTACATTTTCTTCTACATTATAAGGGTCTTCTCCTCCACCATATTTTTTCCAATTGGTAGGCATTATTTGCATAAGTCCTGTTTCACCAGAAGTTCCTTTAGCATTTGGGTTAAAACCTTCTTTTGTACCTGATTCTTGCTTTGCTATAGCTTTAAGTAAACTAGGTTCTAAATTATATTTATAAGCAGTTTCTTCTAAAGTAGTTTGGATAGGATCATTACTTATCGCTTCTTCTGTAGTTGAAATTTGAGTAGTAATAGGGCTTCCTTCCACTGAAGATACTGTATTTTGAAAATCTCCTTCAAAGTTTGTAACAAACTCATCAGGTGACAATAATTCAACACTTTCCTCTCCATTAGCCATTATTTAATATACTTGAAAAAGTTGAAGATCTTGAACCAAATTTAGCTAATGCTTTTTCGGAAGCAGATATTTGACTTCGCACATTAGCTACAATTTGATCTAACATTTCATTATAAAATCCTTGTTGTTTTATACTATATAAATCTTTTGGAGAGGATACTTTAACTAATTGATCTAATGTAATGCCTTTATAATTATTAGCTAAATAAGCAGCCATACCAAATCCTTCAGCCATTGGATCTTTTATAAAATAATTAAATTCATCTACAATTTTATTATGTAAATCTACCATTTCAGGAGTAAATGTTTTTTGAAGTTCAGGTGACTTCTCAAATTGAAGTCCTGAAGTATATTTACCTATTTTATCTTTAGCATCATTTAATTTTATAAGTTGTGAATTACTGTATTTATTATATTTATCTTCAGGTGCAGCACTTATTTCAGTAAGTAAGTTTTTAATCACTGGCATTATTGGTTTAAAATCAGGTTCAGCTAGTCCTAAACTTTCTTGCACAGCTTTATACATTTTTGGGTTATTAGTTACATTTATTTGCTTACTTTTAGTCACAATCGGAACTTTTCTAATATCTTTAACCGCTTCTATATTAGGAGTAACTTTTCCTTCTTCTAATTTAGTTGGAAGTTCTTCAGGAGCTTCAGGGGCAAAACCAGTAAATTCTTGAGGTGTTTGAGTGCGTGATTGAGGCTGAGGAGTAGCCCCTGAAATCGCTTTTTGTGTATCGTTAAAAGCTCTTCCTACTTGACCAAGCGCTCTATTTCTGTAAACATCATTTACCCAATTATATTTATTTTTATAAGTTCTAATTTGTTTTAAAGTAGCATTATCAACATCTTTAGCTACAATTTGATTACCAATTTTTAAATCAGCAGCGTTACTACTAGGGGTATAAATATCGTTTTGTCCAGTAATATTACCATTATCATCAGTTATATATTTTCCAAGAGGTACTACTTCTACTTTTAAAGGAATTTGATCTGGAGGTAAATTTACTTTTTCATTTACTCCAAGCTGCCCTAAAGCATCTTCTGCTGCAAGTTGTGCAGTTTCTAAATCTTTTATATTATTTAAAGCTTGTTTATCATGATAATTATTTATATTAGCTCGTTTTAAATTAAGACTAGCAGCAGCTTTTTCTTGTTGATTCAAATAAGGAAAAACTGTAGTGATAGCTTGACTATATGTATTTGGATTAGCTGCAAATATATCATTATATTGACCACTTTCTATCATTTGTTTTTGTTTTAAAGGATCTGATTCTTGAAAAGTTTTATTAAAATCAACTAATCTATTTCTAAGAGCTGTTTCTTGTTGTAATTTACCTTTTTCATTAGTAAGTTTTGCTATTTCATCTTCAATAGATAATTCATGTGTACGACTTGCTATATCTACTTTTAATGTATTAAGTTGATTAGCTAATTCTGCATTTTGTAGTTGCTGTTCTTGAATTGCATTAGTAGTAGGTAATTGTTCTATCTGATTCTGTCTAACTTCTTGTTCCTGCATTTGAGTGCGAAAATCTAAACCTTGCTCAAATCCCTTAAGAGCGCCTTGAATAATAGCAGTTGTTTTTGTTGGAAGTGCATTACCAGCGGCTATACCTCTACTAGCTGCATTTACAAATAAAGACGTGTCTATATTAGGTCCTGGTATATTTGTATAGATATCGTACGCCATGCTTTATGCTCCTGCTTCTGCATAGCGCTCACTATTTACTCTTTGAAGCTCTTCTTTTGACATACGAAGTTTTGAACGAAGTGGTTTAATATCCTCTAGCATTTCACCAGTATTTATATTTGCTGGTCTTCTTGGTGTAGGTATAGCTGGTACAGTTGGTCTTTCTACTGGAGCTATATTATCTAACATTTGTCCAGCATTAATTGGTGCTGGTGGTCTTAATAAAGGCGGTTGTCCTCTAACTCTTTCTCCTTGTAATCTAGAAGTTCCGTTACTAATTACTTCGCCATTTTCATCAAATCGCGTTCTTGGTTTATCTGTCATATTAAGCATACCGTCTTCACCAATAATTGGTATTCTTTGAGTATATTTATTATCTGTTGGAAGTCTCATTGGACCACCTTCTAGCACTGGTTTTTCTTTTATTGGTTTACCTGTAGTAGCACCAGCACTACCAGTTGGCTGTTGTGCTCCTGGAGTACGTCCTGGATCAATTTGATAACCAGGTTTAGTAGAAAGACCTGGATCTTTAGCCATAGCTTGAATACCACCATGTCTACCACCTAATAAAGCTTGAGCAGTTTGAAGTCCATTATCGTCATAAATCATATTAAAAGACTGCTGCATAGTTACCATGTCAGTTTCAGATATACGTCCTTCTGCATACATTTGATTGGATAATTGATAGGCGTCTGATTTAGATTTAATTCCAGCTTGTGCATAAACTGAACGTAAATTAGTTGTGACTTTAGTAAAGTTTTCTGGAGTCATATCTTTACCAAAACCTACACTTGATAAAGCACCATTTCCTATTTGAAATCCTATTTTATCAGTTTCATCTTTAATGCCACCACTTAACATACGCATTAATGACTGTCCTCCCATTCCAGACATATAATCTAAATCATTAGTCCAATCTATATCGTAAGAATGTCCTTCAGTTGGACCTTTATCTACAACTAAACTTGGATCTCTAAATTTATGTTTTCCTTCTTGACCATCGACTCCAATATTAAATTTAGTACCATCAGCTAAAGTTATATTATAATCGTCATCTACAAAATTTCCTCCTTTTAAACTGTCCCTTACAGCGTTTCTTTGTAATTGTCCTTTATTTGTAATACCTGTTTTAGCTAAACCACCTAACACTGATACAGCCATA